GTCATGCTCTTTTTATACAATTCAGGGAAATGTTGCTTGTACCAAGCCTTAGCACTGTCATTTTCGGCCATTAGATTGCGTATAAGCTCCATTGGGTCCTCATAATGATCTGACACCCAACTCTTGCTCTTCCCGCTCGGATACCAAGCGAATTTGCGCCAATGTGAGTTTTGGATGTCCCAGCACTTTTGATTAAAGATTTCGAAGTGTAAATGCGCCCAAGTAGTTCCTGAGTTGCCACACTCACCAATCTTCTCGCCAGCTTCTACTCTTTCTCCTACGTTTGGTTTTGGCGCTACACGTAAATGGGCGTAGCGACTCCAAAGCCCAATGGATGGGTGGTACACTATCATGAACCAACCGAACCCCCCGTTGTAGTTATTCCACTTACTGGGCACTGGAGAGATGTACTCTACCGTTCCACCTAGCCACGCTTTGACTTCTGCTCCTAGGTCGTCGTTTCCAATTCCAAAGTTAAAATCCTGTCCTGGGTGGTACACCTTATGCGCTCCATAATACTGTAACCACGTCAGTCCTCTGTGTGGAGTTTCGAACTCCATAGGGTAAACTACCATAATACTTAGGTTATATTTTGAAGAGCGTACGTGGCAATGCTTACCACTACCCCGCACACAATAGAAACTCCAATCCAAACTCCAGTAGCTTTATTAACGAACTTTTCATGCGCTGCGACCTTGTCGTTTATCCCCTCGCACTTGTTTCTGTGAGTGGTGTTCTTTCCTACCTGCCCGTTAAGAGTTGAAAGGTGATCGTTAATTCCTTTTCTTTCCTGCCTTGCGTGGTCAAATTCCACTTCAAGGTATTTCATTAAAACTGAATTAGTTGGCTGTACTTTCGGCATGTTCAAAGGTTACAGAGTAGATTGATTGCGCTTCACTGTGAATATCTTTAGCGCGCATAAAGAAACACCCAGATTTTGCCCACTCTCGACCCCACGAATTTTCTACGGCTATGAAGCGTTTGAACGCGAAGAAGCCACCATTAGTCATCCTGCTTAACAGCATGGCGTGGTACGACTGTGCCCTGGTTTTTCTGGGAACAAGGAAGCCGTGTTTATCTAATGGGATTTTTTTGTCACCTTTCGACCGACTGCGAATCTTCATGGACATAACTAAAGCCCCCGACTTTCTCCAAAGGATGTCTCGCACCTTGGACATAAATAATTTCTTTTTGGGGTTAGTACGCCAACGAGAGTTGTAAATCATTTCGTAATCTTTAACTTTAACTCCACCCATCGGGTGAAGCTTCATCTTCTGTAGAAACACTGGGAGCCTAGCCCCATCAGTGAAGTGTTCTTTGTAATACTCTTCTATCTCCTCCTGCGGGATAATGAAACCCATCTGGTCCTCCACGCCATTAGCGCAGGCATAAGCAACACATGCTGCCAACTTACCCTGGTTGTAAATGTGGTTCATTTTTTCTTGGATTTAGAGGACTTACCATTGTTAGCTCTGTTCTTAGAACGAGAGGTCACAGCTAAATTGCCCTTGGTAGTCTTACCACCAGAGCGCAGAGGCTTCTTGTGATGCACATCTTTGCCGTCACCTTTACTCACCTTGCCAGCCTTCTCCATAATACGACGAGCTTTGTTTCTAGCTGCACGTTTCTTCTTTTCTTTAGAGTTGTTGAACTTCTCTTTGTTCTTGTGGTAATACTCTTTCATGTAGCCTTTTGGATTTGTTGGCATGGTGTCAAGTTAGTGGTATGAACATAGTATACACCTTCAGTCATCAATTACAAGGATGGACGAGAGGTGATGTTAATGGATTCCTTCTTCATATTTGGAGCATTTGAGAATCCAGACTTTGATGGTTGCCCCAAAGCTGCATCTATTCCAATCTCTGCAATCTTACTCAGAGTTCTAATCAACGTCCCACCATAAGCTTTGATGTTATCGTATGGTAATCCTTCTAAGATGACAGTGGTCCTTGTGGTCTCATCTATAGCTGTTACTAGAGCATCTATTGCGTCTCCTTCGTTTTTATAAGTTTCTTTAGCTACATCCCACCAAGCCATACCTGTTAATTGAGCCATCTCTATAATGTCATCAGCTGGAGTTTCAAGACCTTCTTTTGCCCACCATTTACCTGCGACTTTATCTATCATTGGATCAAAAATGAAAGCAGTTTGAGTAACGCTAAATGGCATCTTAGCAGTAGTTAAAGCCATGCCCTCCCAAAGTGGGTCTGGTTCGTATTTGTCATCTTTAGCAAAATTCTTCACGTAACTATTGAGTTGATTTACAAGTGTGGTTCCTATAATTGTACTCCATAACAGAACCCCAACCTGTCTCCCAAGTTCTTTTCCTCTTAGTTCACCAGATACTACTCTATCTTTCATCCTGTGAGAGATAATATTCACCTTATTCAAAAAGGTTGTAAACATCGTGAACAATCTCAAGATCGGATTTGAATCTCTTAATGAAGCTGGTAAATCTTTAGTAGCAAAGGCTGGTTGAGTTCTTCTAATAACTTCCTCTCCTTTCTTTACCATGTCAGCTTCTGAAATCAATCCTTGTTCAGCTGCCCATCTAACACCTTCAAGATTTGGCATCACACCTCTTGAATCACCCCATTTAATCATCCCCATACCTTTAGACGCGAGACTCTCTGTGTCAAATAAGTCACGAGTAACTGCTAGGTCACTATTCACCTCACTAATCTCCCTATCAAAACCAGATTGTAACCTTTCACGAATCTGTGGAGACTTCTCCATCCAAAATTCAATTACTTCTTGCGGGTTTGATCTAAATCTTTTCAACCCTTGCTTAAGCCATTCAGCTGGCATTTCAGTTGTGCCTAGCATTCTTGATAGAATCTGCTTTAAAGCTACAGATGGTGACATCATGTAAGCAGTGGCTATTCTGTTCTTTAAATGGTCAACTGCTTTAGAAGTCTTGCTTTTATCTCTATTGATAATCTCAAGATCAGAAACGTAACGATCTAATTCTTTCAGCATTTCATCCCCCCAAGTATCTTGAACCTTTTTACGATAAGTTGAACGACTCAATAATAATTTCATATCTCTAAGTGGCTCAACATACCCAATAAATTTAGATGATGATTGAATATGATTGTAAGCTTTACCGAAAGCGTCATCAATATAAACAGGCCCAGTTCCCTCTGTTCGCTTCTGTGTGAAGCTTGCACTCTCTAACCAGTCTTTAGCTTGAATTGTTTGATCGTGCCACAAAGTTTTCTTCACATCAGATAATGTTCTAATCGGATTATAGTTTGGCTTCTTATCTAAGCTTTTAGCTGATAATCTTTCGATTACTGTATTAATTTTATCATACAAAGGGTCATAAATAGCGTCTTGCAATTGTAAGCCTACAGCTTTTTCTCCTTCAGTAAGCCCATCTTGGAATGCTTGCACGTCACGCATTGTCAATTTACGTCCTTCTGATTTCCCGATCATGCCAGCCTTATGGGACCTACTAACTATGCCTCCATTCAGAATGTGTTTAAGACCATCTTTATCCATCATGGTTCTGAATAAATCTATTCTTTCACCTCTGGTAAGCTCAAGCTTCCCAAAGTCGGGGAGGGTGACTTCTACCCATTCAACGTCAGTTCTTTTTGCCATCTTCCTGAAAATCTTAGCTGAAGTTCTCCATAGGTATCCGTTCTCACTCCAGCTTCTTTCTACTCCATTCTCTGTCATTACAGATTTTAAAGCCCCAACAAATTCATCTTTAGTTTCAATTCTAATATCTTCACCTTTATCTGCTCCTTTGTAGAATACCTCCATTTGAATACCTCCATCATGTCCATCTACTTTCTCAGTTAGGTATTCAATATTTAATCTGTAATAATCAAAATTCTTAGCTAGATTAGTTTTAGCCTTCTTTCTAGTGCTGAATCCTTCTTCAACCTGTTTAGTCTTTTTCCCGCTAGCTTCTAAGTTTGCAGAAGCTGTGGCTTCGATCTTATCAATATTCTGGCCTTGCAGAGAGAAGGTCATCTTCTTACTCATCTTATCAAGGTGTTCAATCTGCTTGAGTGCATCTCTTAAGTCTTGCAAGTCATCAAGAGTTAAATCCTTGATACTTTTTTTATCTAATCGCTCAAGAGCTTTAATTGACGCCTCTGGTAAGAAAGCTCCTGGGTGGTCTTTAAAGAACTCCCTGGTAGCTTCTAATTCCAATTTCTTCTTCTCGGTCATCGCAGTTAGATCCACAGAGTTTTTAATCTTATCTATCTGAGTTTTGTACCTGTTTAACATGCCAGAGGTATTAATCCCCTTAATGTCTTTTTTCAACTTATTAACTTTGTGCATCATTTCTCTATTAGCTCTGGCGTTTATTTCTATTTGGCTTTTACGCGTTCTCTCAGCTTTGGCTCCAGCACGTTTTCCTGCTACATACCCAGTCCTAGCACCAACAGCTTTACCTTCAGCTTTAAGTTTCATCAAAGTCTTCTCTCTGACGTTTTTCATTTCTCCAACTCTTACTCCCTCCATAATGTCTTTAACAGTAACAGTGCCTGAAACGTCTGCTATCCGAGCTTTAATCTTATCATCTACCCACTTCTTGTATTCCTTCTCCAGAGGAAGGGTGCTTTCTGGTTGTTTTCGACTAATCCATCGCTGTTTAGCTTTCTCAAAAACCTCAACAGCTGTAGGTGCGCCTTCTCCAAATTCCTCTGCTATCTTAGCTTCTAAGCCATCGTATTTCTTAATAAATTTCTCAAGAGTCTTGCTAGGTTTAACTTTCATTTTAGCTTTAGCTTGACTAAGAGCTTCAGTTAAATTCATGTTATCAAGACCTTTGATCACTTTTTTATAAGTACCCATATTGACACTAAGTTCATCCATGAATGCTCCATGTTCTGTTTCATAATTCTCTTTAGAAATCTTTGCCTCTATATTCCAAATATCTTGCTCTGGTATTTCTACTGCCCCTTCAGCGTCACTGTAAATCCCTTGTTGTAGTTGAGCGAATTTACCTGGGTCAGTCATTCCTTCTGGCATCTTTGGATAAAGGCTTGTTAATCTATTCTCTCCAAATATCTTAGATAGAACTGGCACAGTCCTACCACCAACTATTTCTATGGCTTTCTCCAGTAAAGCTGGAGCGGTCTCTGGTGTTATTCCCTCAGCCTCAGTTATAAATTTAGTAACTGTTCCAGTTTGGTTCTTAGCTGGTATCCATTCTAATAATTCTTTAAACCATCCAACCCACTCTCTTTTAGTTTTAATTGTTATTCCTTCTACAAATCCACCCTCAGCTTTTGTTTTTTCTGCTAATTCAAGGAATGCTTGTTTATGTTTCATTGTATTAGCTACAGCTTGAGAGCCTTCAGGGGTAATAATACTGGAGTTACCAGTACGATAACCTCTAAAAGCATTTAGAGCGTCTTGCGCCCCTACTGTTACATCTTTAAATCTAATCTTTTCTACACCTTTAGCCACAGAAGCTATTGAGAAATGTAAACCAGCAGCAAGCGTGCCAGTTAAAAGAAAATTAGCAGCTGACTCTTCTATAGTGGCCCCGTCGCCATAAGCTGACAATCCACCTTCACTACCCCAATATAAACCAGTTTTAGCTAAATCTTTAGCTGTAGTTTTAGATAATAATTTTGAGAATGTTTGCCCAGAAGCAGATAGAGTTTCAGCTAATCCTAATTTAGATGTAGCTGTAGATAAAGCTTTTACTCCAGTTGTAGTAGTTAGTTTGGCGGCCCCATATAATCCAACCTCGCTAACGGCTGCTACCGTCAGAACGTCTGCTATGTCCTCTGCTGCCTGTTTAAAGGTCGTTGGCGGTGTAATCCTGCCCAATCCCTCTACAGACTTCTCTTTGTTTGTGGCAGCGAAATAAGCTCCACCGTAAGTAAGCATTGCCCCCAATCTAATGGCTGGCTTTACGATCTCTTCTGTACCCCAATCTATTACCTTCTCCCCAATTTCAGTTGTGGCTAGACCTTTGTAAATTGTGGAAGTTGACTCTGGTTTAATGGCACCTAACCCTAGAGGTTTTTCTTCTTCCTCTTCCTGGATAGATACCGTTGGAAATAATGACATAATTATATTGTTAGATTAATTGCTCCACCTTTTCTTATCACTGTTGTATTCCCATCCCATTCCTTCTAGGAAATCAGTAGCCTCAGTGGCAGAGAAGCCGTAATCGACCTCAAGTCTAGTAATAATTTCTTCTGGAGTACCAGTTTCTAAGTATGCTGTCATTTCTGCTTCAAGTGCCTCTGATTGCAGGGAGGCATATCCAGATACCTCTTCTGAGGCCACCCAAGCATTAAATGCTTGTAATTCTTCTGTTGTTCTTAAACTGCTTCTAGCGTCTTCTAAATCTTGATTAGTATAATAACCATTAGCTTCTATCGTGGTATATAAAGTCTCAGCAGCAAAACTTAGATTATCTGATTCTTCATCAGTATCATATGGGATAACTCCTTGTGAATAGGTTTCTACTCCTCCAGGGCTTACCCCTTCCAAACCTTCAAATGAAGATGAAGCTTTCACCTGCCATTTTGTTTCGTCATTAGTTGGAGTCCAGAATCCAATTACATTAGGGCTGTCTATTGATAACTCTCTTCCGTAGGTGACAGTTCCAGAGCGGTAGTTAGCTTCATCTAAGATCATAGATCCATCAGAAGTAAATCCAGCAATAATTGCTGTATGCCCCCAAGTCCCCTCAGAAGTCTGTACTACGTCTCCAACTTGTGGTTGCTGCTCTTCCGCTGTGAACCCATAATTATCAACCCAAGTTTCCCTGTTAGCGATACTGTCTAAGCCATAAGGCAAACTAGGATACTGCTCGCGCGCGTATAAGGCACAGTTAGCCGCATAATCACCACTGTAAGACATTGTAACCATATCTCCAGAGGCACTACTAGATAATTGATCTAGAGGTACTACATTTCCGTTTGAGTCAGTCCCCACTAGGTATCCTAACTGTTCAGATAGTTGATTATTATAAGACCAAGTACCAGGCTCTTGTTCTACCGCTAATGTCTGTGGAAGAGCTTCAACTGGTAATCCAATTGCTGTGGCGTATTCCAACATAGAAGTTTGTACACTACTTGGAATACTGTCCCAACTTTGGCCAGCATAAGTATCTATTAGTGTAGAAAGATTATTAGTAGCCTCAGTTTTTGCCGTAGACTCAACCTCTCTGACAACAGCAGCTGCGTCCACTGCTCTGTTGTAAGCGTCAGTAGCTAGCCCATATTCCCATTCCATTTGATCTGTTTGGATCGTGTAAAGATTGTTAGTTAGATCAGTTAAAGTGTTTAGAGAAGAAGTATTCATTTCCTGTAAAGAAGTAATCTGATTCAACTCAATAGTATCCAAAGCTTCATAATAAGAAGTAAGTGCTGAACTCTTGTTACTTTCTACGTTAATTAATTGTTCAGTTACAGCGTTGTAGTAATCACTCATTATTGCTGTCTTATTTGCTTCCATTTCAATCATTTCTGCACTGTATTGTGTCTGATATAGAAGAAGCGTAGCCTGGGCGTTATTGATAGTAGTAGCCATCAAGCTTAGACCAGCTGAACTAGTCTCAGCACCCATGTAGTTTAATTTAGCTTTCATGTATCCCTCAAGCCGAGCATTTTGTTCTGACATCTGCCCGTAAGTATATTCATACTCAGCTGTTAGATACATCTCTTGAGCCTCTGCTGAAGCCAAAGACAATTCTTGTGTCTGCTCAGCCACGCGTACTGCTAAAGACTCCATAGTAGTAGCCGTATCTGAAGTGCCAGATATAATCGCTTCAATCTCGTCAGTAGCTGTAGCATAATTTGCCTCTGCTGATGCGTAAACTTCTGCATACCTAGCCTCTTGAGAGGCGTAAATTGCAGATACTTGGTTATAAACTTCAGAAGTAGAATCTAGAGCTATTTGTGCTAACAATATCTGGTTCATTTCAGCACTACTCATTGTTGATAAATCTTGGTCTCCAGATAAGAAAGAGGTCAAAGTAGAGCTTAAACTTGAATAATCTAATTCAGAATAAGAATCTAAAGCACTTATTAAAGTAGATTCATCAGTTTGTGTATATTCAATATTTCCAGTCTCAGATGCAGCTTCAACTACAGAAGTAGTAGCGTCTGGTGTAAATCTTTCAAGATAGCTAGAGTATTCCTCCTCAGACAGAGAACCTGCGTCATAAGCGTTTGTAGCCGATGTAAGCAATTCTGCGCTCAGGATGCCCGCTTGGCTAACTTGGTCTAGAATCTCTTGCGTAGCCTCACTTACAGCCTTTGTAGGCACTACTGTCTGTTCGGATGCTGCTCCAACTTGGTATTCAGCTTTTGAAAGGATCGCTTTGATCTCTTCTTCGGAAGCTCCAGCTTCGTAAGCAGCGGTTATCTCTGTTTGTAAGTCCTCGTTAGAAGTGTCAATTTGCACCCCTAGATCTTCTTCTAAAGCCACAAGCTGTTCGGTGAAATCAGTTCCAAGTTCACCAAGTGAGTCTAGGAATGTTTGTCGAGTCTCCAAGAAGTTCTCGTTTAGAGAAGTAACCTGGTCAGTAAACCCTTGGATACCTGCGTAAATATCGTTAAGAGTTTCGGCAGTTTGTTGCTGATAATTCTCAAATTCATCAGACATAACAGGAGTAGGCTCGTCCTCTGTGGTAGTTGTGCCTGTGTCAGTAGTTGTTGTATCTGTAGTATCAGTTGTGACAGCTTCAGGTTCAACGGTTACTGTTTCGGCAGGAGCGTCAATAACTCCTTCGTTAATGGCGTTCTGATTTTGTATGTAGGCTAGATCCTCTTGGGAGACACCATGAGTCGCCGAAGGGGTTTCCTCCGCCGTCTCCCCTACAAAAGCATAATTGCCCGATGTGATTGCATAGCTGCTCTCAGTAACATTCACGATGTTATCTGGGTTAGCTATTTCATAAGCTTGTGGCATATTATTAGATTATTAATTATTAGACTGTGTAACCTTCAACTTCATAGAAGTAATCAATGTCTACGCTATGAACATCCCAGTTTAGAGTAAATGAAGTATTGCTGATTGCTGAAACTGTTGCTGTAGAAAGAGCTGCAGCATTATAAATACCTATACAATAACTAGTGTTTCGCCCCTGAGCGTAGTAACCAGATCCTGAAACCCATCGTTTTTGGTAAAGGCATTCATCAGTTGATCCATCTGACCAGCCATTACTATGTATCATTTGCAACTCATCTAAGCCAGAATATTCTCTATGAGCTTTAATTTTAATTAAAGTTGGTTTGAAATAAGTCGTAATAACAGTCGTCCCTGTTCCGTCACCAGAAGCTCTATGCGCTGTGCCTTTCATTGTTTGAAAATGCTCAGTATCAAAAGTGTCGATTTCAGTTGCGGAGATAGCTCTACCAATACAGATTCTTGCACCAGCCCCAGGCGTTGGGGGGGTAGCTGTTAAATTACCAGCTGAATTTCCAAGGTAATAAAGCGCCCCTACTGATAATCCTGTAAACCCGTTAACCACGCCTCGTCCAATTGGGTAAGCTGCATCTTGCGATCTAACAGTTCCATCTGCTCCAGTGAATAACCCGCTAAACTTCATTGCCATATCAGTGGTATCATTGTTGTCAGCAGCGTAATAAGATCCTGCATCCTGTCCATTTGAACCATCAGATATATAAAGGACGTCATGCGTCCCCTTAGTTAAAGGAGTGTCCCCTTGGATTCTCACATGGTTATTCATTTCACCACGAGCGTATTTAGAATAAGTAGGAACTATTAAGTTGTTTAAGCCAGCATTCTGGAAAACACCTCTTTCAATCTCAGAATCAACAGCAGCCTCAAATACACCAGAGTTATCAAAGTCTGGCCTTTCAATCATTTTAGCTTCAATAAAATCTTCACTATTTATCATAGTAACTAAACCTTCATCTGTACCTTCTGAACCAACCCAAACACTATCAACTAGCATGTAAGCATTTCCAGTTTCTACAACAATAAAATGAATATAATCAGTGTTTGTCCAGTCTGGAGTCCCTGATAAAGTAGCTCCTGTTAAAGGGAAGCTTTTTAATTCCCATGTGTCAGAAGCTGAGAAAGTCATCCCTGCTACGCTTTGCACTTGATCTCCAGAAGCAGACCCTAATTGCATAACAAAATACGTTACAGCTGTGTGATCGTCAGTTTTAGCCCATAAATAAACACGCCCAGCAGTTGGAGCACCAGAGGCGGCCCCTGTTAAAGCTGAAATGTCACCAGCCCCTAACGCACTATTGCTCCATCTAGCATCACCACCTGCATTAGTCCAAGCAAACATAGCTGATCTGTAAGCTGTCCCATTATAAGTAATCAAATCTAATCTTTCTATAACCCCATCGTCATCTGCATCCCCAGTGGAAGCGTAAGCAAGCTGTATAGCTGCGTCGTTAGCGTATTCCATGTCTTCTAAAAACACATCATTATTGTGATTTGAGGCGTCTTCTAAGTTAGCAGGGTTAACAAAGAGTTGAGCACCCGTGCTGCCAGTTGCAGTTTTTGCTGCTTGGTCAGATTGAGTTCCTTCTTGAGAAATACCAGCTACAGTTGTGGAAGCGTTCGGGACAGAAGCTCCTCCAGTTTGAAGGTCTGCCCAGACTCCCCCATCGTAAATCTTTCCAATTCCTGCATCAGTATCGTAAGCCAAGTCTCCGTTTTTAGGGTTAGGAATAGCCGCGATTTCAGCAGCCGTTGCTTGAACCATCCCTGAAAGGCTATAACTTTGTCCACTTAAAGCTCCTACCGTCCCGTGATAAGCTATGAGCCTGTCATGGGTTTGTGAATACCTGATATACGGATCGCTTACCTGATTATCTGCAAAATAATAATACACATCATTCGATACGCCATCTTCACCTACCGTAAAAGAAGTGGCCCCAGTAGCATTAGTACCATCCATAATACTATTAAGTGCTTCTACTCCCTCGTGTTGAGTTACACACCCAATTGAGTCACCAGGACGATGGCTGTTACCTGAAGTAGTCCCAGCTCCAACTCCATACATCGGAATAGTTCTACCATTAGTCGCGATGGTAATAGTAGTCACTCCGCTAGCGGTAGCGTGTGTTCCTTTAATTCTCTCAGCCTTACTGTTATCAAAGTTAACAATAAAATCCTGAGTTTCTGATTGCGGCTCTCTTGCCGCTTTAGTTTTGGCATCAAAGAAACGAACTGTGAAAGTGGATCCATCTCCATCTCCGCTAGCTAGAGATGTTACTAATGTCCCAGATAAGTTTGTCTCTTGATGTATAAGGTCTGCGTTAGCCATAGGTTATACGATTAGTAATTAAACAATTATATTATTATTAATAAAGTTATCAGGTACTTTTTGTTCGGAAACAAGTCCGTACTTAATATTTAAATAATCAAACTTCATGGGTCGACCCTCTCCGTCGTACCAAACTTCAATGTCGAATTCATTCCCCTCTCTAACTGTAGCTCCCAAAGGTATTCTCTGGTAGAACCTGTAGAAGTCGTAAGCTGCTGCTCCAAAATTACCTCCAATTGCCTCGTTACCATAAACTGCGTCACCGATGTAACCACCTCCAGCTGAAGTAGCTAAAGCGTCATCGTCTACTTTATAAGTCTGTTCAGTACCATCAGTTGTAATCGTAACGTAAAATTCTGAACCCTCTGGCATCGACCCAGCAATCTCGATATACGGGACTTCCTTCTTAATAAGCGAAGTACCAAAATTAAAAGTCTTAAACTTATACGATCTGCGGTATCCAGTACCATCATACGAATAGTCATCAGTAACGAATTTATAAATCTTACTCTCAGTTGAAGAACCAAAATACAACTCATCATCTACGTCATACCTGTAAACAGCGTAATCACCAGCTGCTACCCCCGAACGATATCTCCAAGATTCGTATTTGTAATCATAAATAAAGGTTTCGTTGTTCTGTGTAAAAGCGTTCCCAACAGGTATAGATAACCAGTATTCCTTATCAAAGAATCCAGCAGCAGCTACCTCTTGATATTCGTAGTTCATTTGCCTGATTAAAGGATCAACCTGCCAAGACAAAGTATTAATACGGAAATTATCTGTTTGAAGTTCTGAGGCTTGTCCAAAGTACTTCACTCCTTCTCGCGATAGGAACAAAGTATCATCGTAAGCGTTAGCAATTGCTTTGTGGGAAATCCCACCAATTCCAGCCATGTACTCAGCTTTTACAGGAGTGTAAATGTAAGTCGTATCATCAAAGCTGAACGTAACCTCTTGAGAGGTGTTATCTTCCATTAAAACGATCAAAGTATCGTTTGCAGTTTTCTTTAATCCAATAATGCGATTATTGAAGCCGATCGTTCCACCTCCAGCAAAATCATCCTCATCTTCAATATTAGAGTAATAAAGAGTGCGATCTAAAGCGATAAATAAAATCCCCATCATTTCATCCGTAACATACCCACCAACAGGGGAATCAACTAAATTAGTTGCTCCTAGAGCCCCAGGGCCAGTTCTAGAAATCTTTTTCGCAATATTCCCATCATTAGCAAGGATTAAATATGGGGCTGAACCTGATCCTTGAAATTGAACAGCATTTACATACGTAGACGGGCTAATAAATGACCCTACTAATGATTTTGTGCCAGCTGTCACGTCAATTTGATAAATTTCATCATTAGCAACAGCCACCAAATATCTCTCATCAGAATCATAAGTAAAAGCAGCTAAACATTGAACAGGGCCAGCGACAGCCATATCAACTATTAACTCATAACCAGGAGAAGTAATCACCGCTCCCTTCTGGGTCAGCTCCATGTTCTCAATTAACTGTGAGGCCGCAGCTTCTCCAGGCTCCAACGGGCCTAACTGGCGAGCATCATACTCGTTGTTCTGCCCTGGGCTGAAGTCACTAATTGGCCAATAATTGTATTTGATCATCTAGAATGGAAGTTAATTCGTTCATACTTTGATTTTAAGCGCGTGGAGAGCCTAGAGCGGAGTCCAGCCCATGTTGCCACTGCATCGCGTATCTCACGCGAGTTAAGGGTCTCTGCTTTGTCATATTCACCGCTATCTAGCAGTAAACGTCTCAAAGCGAACAAAGCAATGATTTCGATTGAATCATCACCTAGGGTTGAATCGTCTGTTCCTCCAGACATCTCCGTAGCGTCTTTTACGTAATGTAAAAGGAGTTTGTCGACGTTTGTGTCATTAATAAACAATCTTCTTGTTGCGTCAACTACTGAATAATCGTACGTGATGTAGTCACCTGGTCGCCTGTAGAAAGAATCTGGATCAGTTGGTATAAATTCTTGGCTGTTATTCGTGTCTTCGGACTTTAAAATGCGATTCATTGTAGACAAATCCGAAGGCATATCAGCTACCATCCAATCAGAATTGTTTGGAATAATTTTAACATCATCAAGATTAACAGTTACATCTGCTGTTAAGGTTAATGTTAGCCTCATTGAATCTATTGCAGTCCATTGTGTCTCATTAACAGAAGTAGAATCAACCAATGGCAATTTATAATAATGCCAATCATTATCTTCAATAGTAACAAAATCCAAAATATCAAAATATACCCGATAGGAAGCTGCGTGCCCAACGCTTATTCTAGCTTGTGTTAAAGCTGTATAATCACTAACCTTCATCCAAAAGCCCAAATAACCTTCTGTTGGGTCACCTCTTTTAGTCCCAACATAATCAGAAACATCAATAGAAGTTAAATTGTCCGTCGCTAACCAATACCCTGTCCCTGTAGCAAAGACTGCTGGAAATTCTCCTGAGGTTAACCCAATCTTAGGATCATTAGTATCAGCAAGAGCTGCTCCTGCATCTCCCATAGGGGTATCCCACACAGCTTGAATTGCTGCATCGTTTGCATATTCCATCCTATCAATTGGAGCTCCATATCTCTCAAAGTCCACGTAAGCTTTGGAGCGTAGCTCTTGTGGTTGGTATTCCTCTGTAAACTCTTTCACCGCTAAGTTAATCGCAGAAGTGCGAGACTCATCGGTGTGGAAGTTCTCAGAGGTCGTGCCTAGTCTCCGAGAGACTATGGCATCGTATGTGTCTAAGGTTGACATATTATCTTACGGTTAAATTTTTAGTGAATGAATAATTGTCCGAGATTCCTCCCCAAGCAATCTTATCTCCTGCTGCCATTTGGACTAAAATATAATTAGAAGTAACCGTTGAAGAATCAGTAAATGGATTGGCACCAGACCCTCCAATCAAAAGAACTGGAGAATAACTTTCCCCAAAACTACCCCCTCTAATATAAGAGGTGAAAAGCCCTGATGGGGTTCTAGTAATTTTCATCCCATACCAATTGCCCGAAGGACAATAATCATCCGCTGTTTGGAAATGATCCTTAACTCCGTATTCAGTCCCTCTCAGCTCATCTCCATCTCTCCAACGTATTCCATAAGCTCCAACATCATTAATTGTAGTATTGCTTTCAATAAAGTTCACAGCGTACAAATTAGCCTTCTGATCTTTGTACATCCACCATTCCCAAGTGCCAAAGGCAGCGTTGTCAGGGTTCATATTTAAAGCTCCAATTGGCGCGTAAATAGATCCAGTAGTCACAGCTTCAATTACTTTTACCTTTTTCCCATTAATCAAATCAGTATCAACCTTGAAGGTACCTGTATTTACTTCAAACGGAGTGTCGCCAATCTGATCAGATGTTACCGTATTAGTTTCTGGAACTCCATAGCCTCCCTGAAACTGAATAACACCTTTATTATAAAGAGCTTCAATTTCACTAGCTTTAAGCCCTCGATCATAAATTAAACATTGGTGCATCCAACCTTCAAAATGTAAGAAGCCACTAATAGCCTCACTAAATACCAACCCTCCAGTTGCTCCTTGGTTTATTTGGACATCGCTAACCGAATTACTAGGGCTAACTCCATTAACGTAAATTTGAAAGTCATTATAAGTACGACCGCCTGTTGGTGAAGCAGCATTAAGAACAATGTGATACCACTGGTCTACTTCTGCAATAACGCTACTATAAGTGGTTACCCCACCAAGTAAACTTGCTATTTCATTTCCAGTTGCTCCTCCTGCAACATTAAGCTGCAACCAGTTTGCCCCTGTTCCCGCTCCGCTATATTGGCCTATAACAGTGTCATGATTAGCAGAATGAGGTTTAATCCACATTGAAACAGCCATGGTATTGTCATGCGTAATCTCTTGCAGTGAAGTAGTTGGAGTTAAAACCTGGAGATTATCAGTACCAGATACAAATCTACCAGCTACCCCCACGCTATCATCTTGAACAGACATTGTACCAACTATCGTAGCATCACCTCCACGACCTATTAAATCTGTTATAGTCCCAGACGTTTGATCAAATTCATACCAAGCCAACAAGGTTGAATCAGTGGTGTCAAAGTAAGACTCTAGTCTATTCTTTGATATTATTTTAGTATTTCCCATCAATAATTTTGGTTAAGTAATTCACTGGTAACTTCAGCCACTTCCAGTTCAGTCAGCGTTGAGTTAAACAGCGCAATAGACGTTATTCCTCCTTGCCATTTACGGTTATTGTTCTGGTTGTCACCAATTCTAACAGTATTAGCATTAGTGTTGATCGTCCCAGTTAATCCTGTTTCTTCAGCATCAAGTAACCCATTAACGAAGATTTTCCTGACACCTGCCGCTGAATCAAAAGTTCCTCCAACCACCACAGGTTCTCCTATTTCAAGAAGGGAAACACTAAGAGTCGCCGTATCACTTACTCCATTAGTTACAAAGGCTATCTTCCCGCTACTTTCCACATAGAATGAGTAACAAGAAAGCTTGTCTACTACTCTAGGATAAGTACCTCCACCTGCATGAGCTAATGCGTCTGGACGAACCAAAGCGACAACCGTCATGTTGGTATCTAAATCAAGATCACCCGTAGTAACCGAATCATTAACTCCATCAAACTCTAGTCCATCTCTGTTAAAATAAGGAGTGCCAGTAGGAGTACCATTGTAAGTCCCAGTCAAGTCAACATAAGAACCCATTCTGTATTCCCACCATGCCTTTAGTGATCCGTCCGTTAGTTTCTGTTGAATTATTGACATGGTTATAAATTGTTAAGCATAAATTGTTCTCTCGTATAGAGGTCTATTACCTGCATTTCAGTAAGTTCTCTGTTAAAAAACTTAATATGAGCCATAGATCCAGATAGGTATCCCGTAGTGTATCTTCCTAGAATAATTGGCTGACCTGTGTCTTCCATAGCAGTGTAAGCTCCTGCGGCTGAGTTGGAGGTGTCAAACCTTTGAGAGTTCACATAAAACATCATTCCGCTTGCTGTCCCATCACCGTTATAAGTCCCTAAGATATTAACCCACTGATTAGTGTGGTTATCTAAGGGATAAGATGGGTTAGTTCTGCCGATATAACCTCCTGTACTATCATCAAAACAGTTAAAGAAGATTCTATTACCTGAGGCTCCGATTTGATATTCTAAGCCACCACCTGGATCACGTTTGTAAATTGATCTAGCGGCAGTGAAGTTATCAGCTTTTACCCAATAAGAAACTGAGAAAGGCTTATCTGTAGTCCCATCCCCGAAAGTATTTGAAGCACTACTAGCAATAAGCATTTCATTCGCACCATTCCAGTAATAACCAGGTTGGTAGGTATTCTTCGCAGGCTGTGTTGCCCCAGGAGTCCAAACGGCGTGATTCCCGTTACCTGAAATATCTAGAGTTTGGTCATTAACGTTATCATGATGCTCAATCAGCATTGGTAGATCAACCACGGCTTTGTGCCTATAGTTAAATACCTTATTCTCGTTATAATCTACAGCCTCATTTCCTGCTATCTTTTTGCCAAACATTCTAAATTCGTGTATTTCACCAAAGAATTCAGCGCCGCCACCAACTGTTCCACCAAGACAAAGATTATCAAAAGATGAATAAGTCCAACCACTGTTATCATTACTAAGTATTTTAACATCATTTAGCCAAACATCAGTATCACCTGATCGGCTGGAGATAAATAAAGTATTAATCTCTCCAATTTTCCAATAAGGAGAATAGACAGCATAATCTATATCGTGAATGATAATCCCGTCCATGACAATTCTTAAGTTGTTATTAATGGCATCTTGTAACTTCATTACAGAGAAGCCACTTGTCGAGTGGTAAAGCCTTCTTAATTTATCTTCATCAGCGTCAAAATAAGGCACAAACTTCATAAAACAACTAAACCTATCAGGAAGATCAGGAGTTACAATATTGTACTCTACCCGATCATTACTGCCATCAAGTATTACCTTCCCCCCAAAAGTGGGAGCTCCATAAACAGTGCCGTTATTCTCCTCCACGGAAGCCCTGGTAAGGAAATCATCTGCAAAGAAGCAGCCCCTCTGCCTTTCACAACTTTGCGAGTTTTTATTTAAAGACATAGTTTAAGGTTAAGATTCTGTATCTTCCACAACAGGAAGAGCAGCCAAGAAAGCTGCGTGTAATTCTGCTACTTGAGCTGTTGAAGCTCCAAGTTTCTGTCCAATGGTCACATAACCATTAGCTCCTTCAATGTCAGCGAATTCAGCTACAATTAGAGCAGCTAGTTCATCTGTCATTTCAGGTGGATTAGATTCAGAAACAACCTTTACAGGTGTTTCCACTTCTTTGATTCCGTAATCTGATAATTCCATAATATAAAAGTTAAGAATTAAGCCACTGCTATATCGCCTCCATCTAGAGGAATGTAATCAATATAAAAAGTCATATCGATATCGGTATTAGCGTCGCCTGTGAAGTTGAAGCGGATGTAAGTTGTTTGTCCATTCTTCTTCCAAGTTCTGAAAGGACAGAAAGTGGTGTAATAACCAGCTCCTCCACCATCAACAAGTCCACCAGTAGCGTTATCGTCAAAGGTTGCTGCACCTGCGGCTACTCCATCTTTGTAAACAGCCCCCCCAACGATGATCCCTGAAAGATCAACGCCAGCGGCTGAAGTAAGTGGATAAGCGGCTGTGCCATCCCAAATGTCAAATGAAACTGCTGTACAAGTAGTTGCATCAGTAGCTTCTGTACATTCACCGTAAACTCGCAAAACTTCAACTGCTCCAGTAATTTCAAAGATATTATCATTTTGAGCGCCATTGCCATCTAGTGTGAGAACTTTCTCCATTCTGACACCAGCACCCCTATGAAGATAATCATGAGGAGAATCAGGTGTGGCGGGATCCACCAATTCGATTTCAAACGCCCTTGCCATGGCTCCTGTAAGTGTATCTGCCATAATTAGTTAAGTTAAATATTAGTATTTTTTCTTGGAGTAGATTGTCCAGTCAGCATCATCTGCTGCTCCAGTAGCGGCTACAACCTTTACCCTAACGAATTTGAACTGCCCAAAGTATCCTTGAGAATCATTTAGAATATCAGTAGCAGTGAAACTAGCAACGCCGTAAGCGTCAGTAGTAACATCACCATAAGCACATGAAGATTGAGCCGTTCCGTCATCTTGGATTGTCCCTTCAACAGTACAAGTACAAGTTCCTGAACCTCCACTTAAATTAAGTTGAAGACCTAGATTTGAATAACCATCCATGTCTGTGTAGTAGTAGTAAGTCCCATCAGCTCCATTTGTAACATCAGCTAGAGTTGCCTCACTGTGATGAGTACTAATTGGATCAGTTTCTCCAGTTCGGTTGTTTTGGTTAGTATAAGAGTAACCAGCGTTAATTAATTCACTATTTAAAGTAGTGACTAAATCTGCTCGATCATCTTCTGCAACAGAAGCAATTTGAGTGCTTCTTGCTCTTGCTCCAATTTTAACTGGGTCTCCAGCGTCAACAGCGTCGTGAGCCACGTCACCTTGAACAGTCACATCATTCGTAACAGTAACAGATCCAAGTGGTAGTGCAGCAGTTCCTCCTCTAACTGGGATGCTATAAGCAGTTGCAGTTAAAGTAGTTGAATTATCTGCTTTTTTACCATAAATAACACCATGTACGTAATCTACACAGTATTCACCAGCAAGAAGGAAGCTATCAATGTATTCAAAGCGTTCAGTAATAGTCTTTCGATCTTTTGTGTCCCATTTAGTAGGTAGTCCTACCTCGCTTGTAAGCGCTGTAGAAGTAAAAGTTAGGGATGTGTCGTTTTCAGACCCTCCCATGTCTGTAAGGGCGTTTAAAATAGCTCCTTGAGCAAGTTTACCAACAACAAACGTGCCAGCGGCTTGCCCAGCATCAGCTGTTAGCGTTCCAGCATTATCATAATTTAATTGTACAGTTTCTCCAGTTATACTCTCTACTCTTTGAGAGTCATCAAGAGTCTCAACAGGCATCCCCCTGGAAGTGGAGACGAAGGCTTGATTATCTAGTAACATTTTTAATTGAGTTAGTAATTAATTTGTTTCTTTACTCGTTCTCCGATCAGTGATGATCACCCCCCGAAAGCGAGAGAAGAAACAAAGTGGGGGGCATTAACCCGCCCCCCAAAGGTTTTATACAGGTTGAATATAAGCCAATGTAACAGCAAGTGTCCCATTACCGTCAGAGACAATAGACGTAAAGTCTGCGCCTCCAGTAATAGTTAGCCTAACTGTTTCCTCAGCATCGTGCCAGGTTGTTCCAGAAGGAACACCCATAGCAACGCCAGCCGCAGAAGTAGCAAAAACACTAGGAGTACCAGTGTTATATCTATCAACATCAGTTCCATCACCAATAGTGAGAGTAGCTGTGGTGTCTCCAGCAAATCCAGTGATTGCATGAACGGTAGCATACAAGAACAAAGCTCCAGCTGGGATTGTCCCACCTAGGTCCAGTTGCCCAGTTGCATCACCATTATCAGTAAAAGATGCCACAGGGCAAACTTCTTGATAAGTCATAACAGCAGGTGGAGTGAAAGTAGTATTACCAGCACCATCCATTGCCATTACACCACCCATAGTCACCTTAGTATTACCAGCAGGAGAGCCATCAGTACCAACAATAAACTCGCCAGCTGTTAATCCTTCAACAGCATTAGTATCTACTGCTCCAGGTGAAAATTTAGCTGTGGCGATACCTCCATCTTTCAGACGAATAATATCAGTATTGATTTCAATGGTAGAATCATCAACATTTGCAGTCAAAGTGACTGACCCTGAAGTTCCTCCGCCAGTAAGACCATCACCAGCTACCACTGCTGTGATATCACCCATGTCGCCACTACTATCTGAGATAGTTCCAGTAACTTCTAGATCCCCTGTAATTGTGGTTGTAGCCATATCTTAAGGGTTAATTAAACGATAAAGAAGGTACCGAGATAGTCAACTGCGCCAGCGTTACAAGCAAGATCCATTTGAATCAAGTCGTTACCAGTTGCAGTGTCGCGATCTGGAGTAATTTCTGGTCCGTATGCTAGTTGATATTCAAGACGATGGAACATCTTGTCTGTAACGAGCATAGCTTCCCAGTTAGTTGTAACAAGCTGATCCCAAACAACAACTTGTAGAGGCTGAATAACGTTTTTAGCGGTATTAGCGTCTCCAGGAGTCATTGGAGATTCTGTAAGGCGAAGTGCCTCGTGCATGTTACGAGTAGGAACAACAAGGTAGCTAGGAGAAATCCCCATAGTTGCGTTGTTGTGATCTACTTGAGTTCGTAATCCTTGGATAGCTGTTTCTAGGTTAGCTAGGTCAAGAGCACCAGTAACGGTGTTATCTTGAGTAGCGCCAGTGTCACCAACAAGGTGAGAAGCGTTAGCCAAGGAAAGACCGTCCCAAGTAACAGTAGTACCAGTTGCGTTGACAAGAATGTCAGTAGCTAGTTTGTCCATTTTGAGATGAGCGTAGTAACCAAGACGATAAGCGTCTTCAAACGCAGACCCATAGTGGTCTTTTTCTTTCATCATTTTGGTAATTGCAACTGATTCTTTATACATCAATTGCTCGATTGTTTGAGTACCAACAATCTTTGGGTTTTGTGCATTGTATGCAGCGCCATCTGCGACGTCTACAAGGTCAGCACTCATGCCCCCACGTACTGAGAATTTCTCCTCAAAACGTTGGTTGGGGTCCATTCGGAAGATTTTTTCATATTGACTTGAGTACCCTTTGTACCCAGCATCAAATGATTTAGCCACTTCCAGTTGGACCTCCGAGAGATAACTATTATATGTAACTGCCATAGTAAGTTAATTAGGAGATTATAAAAAAAGCCAACTAGAGTTGGAAAGGAACACTAACATCAATAGTACCGTTAGTAGTGTCATAACGAACAACGTTAAGCACACCTTTGGTAGTATCGTTTTCGTCAACAGTTTGAACACCAGCAGCTACATCGAGAGTAACGAAGGTGTTAAGAATTGTTGCGGCAAGATTGCCAGGAGTAGTAGGAATACCACGTACAACTAGACCGTCAGGTGCGTACATAACTTGTACAACACCATCAGCGGCCGCAGTATCAGTAGAATCTGTAAGCGCCATGCCAACCCAAACGTCATCACTTGAAGCGCCGTCCGCAGCAGTAGCTACGTAACCAGCATTGCCAACGATAACTAGATCGCCAGCGGAGATGCTTGCAGCAGCCCCTGATTCAACTGAATATTCTTGAGTGACAGCTTGTCCGCCATCACGTGTTCCTACTCCATGGAAATCGCCAGTAAATTGTTCTGCCATATTTTAGGAGTTATATGGATTAATAGAGTAAGAGCCTTTCTTTTGAAATTGCTCTTGTATTTCGACAAAGTCATCTTTAGAAGTCGCTTTTGTGTACATGTGACTTCTGCTGATTTGTTTGTCTGTCAGAGATACTTTCACCTCGTCTTTTTTGTCTTCTGGGCGGTTGCTGACATCAGATTTCTTACTGAAAGAAACCTTTTTACCAGGTCGCATTTGAGAAGCGGCCCGCTCTACGGCCTCCTCAAAGGTAACCGTTTTGCCGCCAATAGAAGCACCCTCCAAATTAGTTACTAAGTCGTTGAACTCATCTTCTTGGTCAAGAGTGATACCAATAGATGCTTTCGCTGACCGTAACTTATTTTGTTTCTCCACTTCTCGCTCTCTAGAGAGTTTCTCTACTTTCTCGACGATGTCGTCACTGGTAGTTTCTTTCTCCTTAAATAAAGAAGTGTAGTCCTCACCGAATTTCTCCTCCATGTAAGTACGGTTGTACTCATCTTCAGAGATCTTAGCGAGTTCTTGTTTAGCCTCATCAGAAGTCTTTGCCAAGTTGATCAGCGTAGCAAAAGCTTTCTTACGTGACTCTCCAAGTTGCTGAGCCTTGCGGCTAGCATCGGCTTGAGTGTCGCCACTCTCACTTGGGTTAGGAGTATCCGAAGTGGACTCCTCAGCAGGTGTGTCTTGGGTATCTTTAACAGGCTTATCGCCAGCCTTAGACCCTTGATCGTTAGCCATTTTAAAAGGGTTAAAATATAGATGAGGTTTTAATACCTCGCTCTAACCCCTCTTAGGTTAACGCCAAGTTTTAAAGTCCAAGTTGAGCTAGAATCTTCAGAGGATCTTCCTCTTTAAGTATTTTATCACTCTCTTTATTGGCCTTGTCAACTACTTTCTTTCCTTGTTCAATCAACGAACCGAAAATAGCCTCAATGACTTCCAAGTTTCCATCAAGCCTGCCCACCTGGTAGCTGCTCAGTTTCTCCTGCTTGGTTAGCATTTGGTTCAACTTCAGGCCGTACACCCCCTCCACCAGTTTGAGGAGCGCTCTGAACTGGTCCTTGTTGGCCAGTTGACCCAGCAGGTCCCACTCCGCGCTGCTTAGACTTTGTGCCGAAGGGTTGACTTTTCTCGACACGAATCTTTTTAACAATGTCGATGAAAGTATCTTGGAAGATTTTTTTGCTTTCTTTTGGAAGAAGTGCATATTCCTTAGTTTTAGAGAATAATCTGTATTTTTCTAGTCTCCTCATGTTGTTACCATCAGGAGCAATAGTAGGCGGAATGCCTAAAGCGATTTGTTGAACGTGGTAGGACATTTCATCCTGCCCGTCTACGATACGTGACACGCTATTAAAGATAGCATCTACGTCTATATCTGTAAATCGTTTACCAGTTTGTTTAGCCAGCATCTCGAAGTCAGTGTTCTGAACGAGTTCTGGGTTGATTTGAGCTAAGTTAACCACTGTTTGCATCCACCATTGTAGAGATTGTAGTTCTTGTTCCTTCTTAACGGTATCTTCAATCCTTTCTTCAATATCGAAGTAGATGTAATTAGGGTCAACGGTTCTGTCGTTTAGTTTGAAGTATCCCATGTGGCCTTGTACCGCAGTGAACTCTGGTCTGTGCGTAGCGTTTCTTTGAACTACGTGGAAATCTTCTACTGGAATAACGTGGTACTTCATGTCACCAGCTACATCCTCGTACGGAGTGGCCATATACTGACAGATATTATAGAAACGTTGGAACATGGAAGTTCTTTCAGCTTTTACGGTGTTCTGTAGTACGTTCTTTCGGATACGTCGTTTCATACTTTCTTGTTTCGCGAGCGTCTGAGTAGCTAGTTCCTGTGGTTGTACGAATAAAGCTCTGGAGTCGTCTCCTGTAACTTGAATTTGGAGGTCCTCTAGGATATTCTTAACCGCATTTGCAGGCTCAACGCTAGATCCAAATGTCAAAGGTTGGATGGCGTCGCTGATTTTACCTCCGTTTAATCCACGTAAAGTGAACAATGCACCAGGTTCAAGTTGATTCTCGTCAGGATCAAACAGCAAGTCGCCAGACACAGCAATTACTGGCTGTTGTGAGAGCTTTGCATTATCAATCATAAGATTGACGAGGACCTCCTTAATTAAAACAAACGGTGCTAGTAGCTCCGCTTCGCTTACTCCCCAGAGTGAATCGTCTCGTTTGTAGTTGTATCGAAACACAACTGGGATTTGCTTGTGCATGTAAGGTATTGCCCCGAAATAAATCTCTTTGTAGTTGGCTACGAACATATGCCAGTCGTTTACGATGTCCCAGCCCTCGAAAACTACAACGTACTGGTCATTTTGGTTCCTTTCTTCCTGTTCGTGCTTAGTATCCCAACGATCTGCTCCCATTGATTCAATCCCTCCCCAACTAACAGGTTCAATTTCTGAAACATCGAATAAGTCGTTGTTGCCATAAATCTCCATGAATCGGTCGTAAGAGTAGATCTTTCTCTCGTAGAACCAGTCCATTCCCTTGCCTCCGTGCATATCGTGATCTTTAACGGCCGTAGGGTCTGGGAAAGCATCCCGAACGTCTATAGTAGTAGGTGAGAGGCCGTAGTATTTAACTCTGGTCTCTGCATCTTTATACTCTAGGAATAATTGGTCTGTAGGTTCTACGTAATTACCCTCAATTGCCGTAACGGTATTCTTCTCAATACCAGTTCCATACATAACAGACGAATCAATCGCATCCAGCTTAGCCGCCTTGTAATTACTCGATAGATCAAAGTGAGCCATCAGAGCTTTCGCCGCTGGAGCCATATCGTATTCCTCAGTTAAAGTGGACTTAAACGTTACCTCCGTAAGATTTTCCATCATGTCAGACTTCTTGCGCTCTAAAGCGCCGAATAATTCTGGTAAGCGATAAGTGGCGTGCCAGTCATCACCGTCAATGATCTTGTCTTCGTATACCTCCATCAAGCTTTTTATTGCTCTAATCTTCTGATTAAGCTTTTGCTTGGAATTAGTAGAAGCCAGAATCCTCTTTCTGTGGATGTCTTGTCTTTCTTCGCGCGACGCAGTTGCCATGTACGTGGGGAGTTATTGGTAATAGTGGGGGAGAAGCGTGGGACACCACGCAAGAGGGTTCTCCCCTACAAAATATTATACACCACTCTTTATTGACTTACGCAAGGCTTAAACTAGAACTTCCGCTCATAATTGTTATATCCATAGCCTTTTTTTGGCTTGTCTCCGCTGAATTCTCGATATTTCTTCATTAGAAGCGTTTTACGGTCCTTAGCTGACCCTGACTCCCTTTTTTGAACTTTAGGGGCCTGCCATAATGCGAGGCAGAGTGAGAATACGCAATCATCGTGCATATCTTTAATATCTGGGTGTCCGTACTGCAAGCGGTTGTTTCTTGTCTTACGACTCTCAAAAGTTTCTAGCTCGTCTATTAAAGGAGCGAATTTCGGTATACTAATGGATTCCTGATCAAATTTAATGATCGCGTTCTCAACTAGTTGCTGTTTACTCTTTAATGTAAATGGCACTGGTAACACTAACAGCCCAGCTTCCTGTAGATCCTGGCAGATGGGATCCCCGAGGCCAGTTGAATCTAGGATGATTCTACTTGGTCGGCCCTCTGTCATGTATCTACGAGCCATGGCTTCTATCTTAGCTTTCTGAAACGGCCAGTTAATCTGAGTGAACCTTTCAATCCACACGATTTTGTCGCAACACACGTCGTAAACGGTGATAACGGTGAAGTCTTCTTTCCTCGCGAGGTCCACTCCGATCTGATAATAGTGTCCGTTACCTGGTTGTTCCATTGAATTCTTTATACACCTACGTACATTCCTAAACGGACTAGCTCCGTCGTCGGTAAACAACGCCCGATACTCCTGATTGTAGACGTCTAAAGGTGTCGTTCTTCTAATCTCTTCCAGTTCCTCCTCTGGAATGATACCTGAATCTTCCGCTGACAGGGTATAAGACTGCCAGTTAGCTTTGCTCTTAGCGTAAATGTACATCTTAAAGAAGAAGGCTTTCGTTTTCGGCGTTCCAATAAACCAAATCCAACCCTGGTTAGCTGCTAATACAGGTTTCAGAATATAATTATACAGTTCTTCAAGTTTATGATCCTGGGATTCGTCTACGACTATACCGTAGGGATCCTGTCCACGCAGTGAATCGAAGTTATCGCCACCTTTTAACTGAATAACAGCGTTATTAAAGAGCTTAACTGAAAGTTCCGTTTCGTTTTTCTTCTTTATTAACTGTTCTGGGATGAATTTAAACAGCATATTAGGATCGCTCCACACGATTCCTTTCGCCTGACGATACGTTGGTGCTATGTACCAAAACGTCCTACCTGCGTTTTCATCTTTTACTGCTTCAATTATAAGCTTGTTCACCGCTATCGCTGTCTTCCCAGCCCTTCGGTGAATCACCAGTACCTTGTTCCTCGCTTTGTTCCCGAGGATCTCCAGCTGGAAAGGCCTCGTACTCGGCGTGAATTGGTACGGGATCGTTATTTCCATGTTGTTGGGTTAATTGTTCTTCAAAGTTAACTATATTAATCGTTATTTTCCCTGGGCCGCTATCCTGTTGCGTCCTGCCCGTCATCTTGTTGTACTCAGCTATTGCTTTCATCTTGTTGCTTAAATCTTTATCCTGTTTCAGGACCTTTAAATGTTCAGCGTTTACGGCTAAGTTGTTGAACCCTGCCATCTCAGTTAATTCCATCAGCCTAGTCTGGATCTTCGGGTTCAGGTACAGCGCCCTAGAATTCGCGTAATTAATATCCCTGTCGGTCTCGTGCAGGGTATACCCCCCAGCTTCGTAAGATTTAACTGCGTTGCAGAACGTCGGCTCACCCACGCTCATATAAGCTCTACAGAAGTTTTCCTGCCTGATGGTCAGTCGGACTTCAGAGCCAGGAATTGGGATTTTGCTTATCCCTGTGTTGTCGTCTACTGGTAAAAGTTTCAAGTTCTTTGGTTAAAAAACAAACTACCCCCTTCTTCTCGCCACGCACTTCGATTATCTCCCCTGGCTGGAGGCCCTCCAAGGTAGACTTTATGTTCCTCGCGAAGTCGCGATACCGAAGCGTTCTTACTGTTCCTTTTACTTCACCCATTTTATTCCGTGGTTACTTAATAACACCTTCAAAGCGTTGCCAACTACTTCGCTGCTCTCAGCTAGCATCTTGTGTACCATCGCTCGTTCGTTCCCGCTCATGCTGCTAGCGTCAAAGTATCCGCTTAAGTTCGCGATTATCTTCGCTTTGCAAGCCTCAATTGACTCTGGCTTGGCTTTCTTCTGACCCTTCTTTACGTACGGATCTATTAAAACTGCATCCACCTGAGCCGAAGGAGCTATCGGTGTTGCGTCCAAACCGCTGTGCTTCTTCTCGCACGACGTCACGTGCATGTGCGGTACGCTAGGAAAATTGAATTCCTTGCCGCAGAGGTCGCAGACTGACTTCTTCCTTTTCTTTCCCATTTTTAGAGAGGGTTAAAAATAAATAATTTAATTAAGACTTCGGAGGCCCATTATTCAAAAAATCTGCGTACCCAATCAATTCGGTCTCTAAAGCAATCTGGCCATCTAAACATTCGTCACGTAATACGTACGCCCACCCATTTTGCCACCCAAGGCTCCTTACCTTGTACATAAACCACGCACCCTCAGCAAAAAACATCACCTTGTCACCTTTACTGAATTTTGGCTTTTCCATAATTTTAAAGTTAAAAAATAAATGCTACCCACCAAATTCCAAATCATCATACACCCGCTTGAAATGGTTAGGCTTTGCTGTCGGCCCATTTCCTAACATTATCGGAACGACGTCATCCTGGACAGGAGTAACGACGTCGTTCCCTCCGCTTTTTTCCAACTTTACGAAAAATGCCGTCTCCCCACGACGATCTATCATCTCAAACTCCAAACCTGGATTATCGGCTAACCGCTGCCGAAATCTCGACATGTTCCTCTGCATCTCACGTAACTCAATTTTTACCATGACGTCAATTGTAACAGGCTAACGACGTCATTATACCCCCTTCCTTTGTGTTTCACAAGTCTGACTTCCTAATTTCAATAAATCACTGTGGGGTAATATATAGAGTTACGACGCCACAAAAAGATGCCCCCCCCTCCCCCCTTCAACAGATTCAATACACCACTTGACAGCTACGCATGCCCCACAATTATGGTGATACTTAGCTTTACAGATTAAAATAAGCTGCATTACTCTGTAAGTGAACC